TTTTTTGCCATTTTATTTACTTTTCTCATATTATTACAAAATCGTTATCGTATGTGTTTTCTGTAGTGTATTCTCCAGAATGTACATCAAAGGTATTAAAATTAGTTTGATTTGTACAGAAAATAGAACCTCTATATATTACCGTAGAGCCACTTTTAATTGAAAATGAATAAAACCTATCCTTAACTAAAGAAAAGCTTCCTGTAATCGTCATATAACCGTTAGAATTAGCTACAGTAACCGAAACAGCACTTGTAGTTCTTTTAGACTTATCGGTTAATTGAAATGTAACCGAGCTTGGTGTACTTCTGGGAATTACCTTAAAGTTCTGAGCACCTGTTGATGTAGTTAATATTACCATATTATAAGTAACAAATAATCTTTAATTTGTTTTCATAAAAAAAGGGACACCGAAGCACCCCTTAATTTTACCTAATTAAATTTAGTTATTATGTATTACTTCCTACTGTTGGTGTAGCAAATCCTGCATCTGTTAATGCAGTAGCAACTGTACCGTCAGTAGCAACATCAAGAAAATTAGCAGGTACTTTCTCCATACCAGTTAATGTAAGTGTATATCCACTTAAATCTCCCATCGCAGCTCCAGTTACTATTGTTCCACCAGAAACATCAGCACCGTTTTCTAATCCCATAAGAAATAAGTTTTTATTATAATCTTCCACAACAACATGAGGTCGACCATAAGCCATAAGCTTAAGTTCTTTGTTGTCTTCTTTAGTTAATTTGTGTAGTGTTAAATTTAATGTTTGTTCAAAGAATGTAGTGCCGTTTTCTCTTGATGAGGTTATGTTTTGTTCAAAAGATGAGTTTCCTTTAACTTCGTACTTAAAACTAGCAACATTACTCCCTACACTAGCTACAATATCTGTACTAGAAGTGTATGTTATAGCACTAAAGTCTCCAAAATCTACAAAATAAACATTTTTAATCCCACCAACAACGTCTTTACAAGGTTCTTTTCTACCTAATGATAATTCGCAAGCCATAGTTTTTGTTTTTTATTATAAAAAAAGGGTAAGCAGATAATCACCTACCTACCCTAATTTTTGGTTAATTTAATTTATTAAGAATAAAGAACTATATCAGAACCTATTCCATACTGTACTCCAGCAGTAAATCTCATAACAACTCTTACATTTTGAGAACCGTCTAAGTCAGCCATGTCAATCAGCTTAACTTCGTTATGGTCAGATAAAAGACCTGTTCCAAAGAATAAGTTAGATTTTTCAGCAGCTACTGCGTGATTGTCAACTAATCCATTAGCAACAAATAATTTTACACCATCAAAAGATAATGCTCCGTTTTGCCACCACATTGTACCTTGATTAGACACACCATTAGCTCCAATGCTAGATACGTTTTCAGAACCAGCAGCGTTTTCTAAGATTCCAAATCCTCCTAAAGCTCTTACATAAGCTCTAGCAATATTTTGAGAAACATAGATAAATAAATCTTCTTTACCATATAAAGCAGAAGGAATAGCATCAACTATTTTTCCTAATTCTGCAATTACGTTAGAAGAGGTTACAGTTGCTTTTGCAACGTCAATAACAGTGTTGTCAGCAGTTAATAAAGCTTCAAATCCATCAAATTCACCAGCGTTAGCGTTAACACCAGACCAGATATTCTTTTCTGTTTTTTCAGCAACTAATCCAGAAACGTGACCAATTAAATAGTCAGAGAATTTTGGAGGTAGGTTATCAAATGCAGAGTATCCCATTGACACAGCTTCCCAGTCACTTCTAAAGTCTTTCTTACAAAGTTCTAGGTTTACTTGGAACTCTTCTGGCTGAAGGATTCTTTCAGTTAATGTAATAGCAGCAGTGTCAGTAAAGTCACAAGTTGCATCTTTAATTACGTTAGCATCAGTAGCAATTTTTTTAATTACTTCTTTATACTTTACGTTTGGTTTGATTTCGATACCACCTCTATCAAGTGTAACACCTGATAATAAAGCAGCAGAAATGTACTTGCCTGCAAATTCGCCAGCATAAGTACTTGTAATTGATGTAGTAGTAGCCATTTTTTAATTGTTTTTGTTTTAGTTTATTTTAAATTAGCAATTCTGTTCATTACTCTATCTCTAGTGCTCATTATTTTATTTTGACCATAAGATTTAAAGTTTTGTTTTACTTCCCCTTCAGGGTTGTGTGATATTGGTTCTGAAGCTGGTTCAGAAGATAACTTCTCTATTTTGTTTTGCATAGATAGTTTTTCTTCACCGTAACCTAATTTCATTTCCTCAATCATTCCTTTTAATTCAGAGATTTTAGAATCAAACTCGTCTCTCCCAACGTATTTAGTTTCATCCATTTCAATTTCTTCAGAAACTTCCTCTATAACAGGAACTTCTTCTTGTAATTCTTCAGAAACAATTTCTTCAGTAGATAATTCCTCTTTAACTTCTTCTTGGCAGGCAAGTTCTGTTAATTCTTGAGATAACTTCTCTTCTTCTTTAATTTGTTCCGAAAGATTTACTTCTTGATTCACTTCAACTTCTTTTACTTCATCCTTTTTAACTAATGATAGTTTTTCCATGATGTCGTTCAAAATTGAGGTAGCTTTAGTGTTTTCCATAAATTTCGATTATTAAATTAATTTATCTTACTTAATTAACTGTATATAAAAAGGTTGTTAGATTTTTAGTTTGCATCAAGACAAGCCGTACAATTATCATATACATTAACAGATTGAATTTCTAGTCCAACCTCTGTAGTTGTTCTAAGAATAGTATAACATCCTGTGTGATGACTATTTTTTAATGTTAAATGATAAATATTTCCAACAACTAAAGATATTGTGTCTGACCAAACATTATGTTTGTGACCATCTGAACAAAACTCAACTCTATACATATTAGATTTTGGTGCTTCAGCTCTTATTTTTCCAACACCCTGACTTCTCAAAGTTCCATCACAACACTTTCTTGAGTATGTGCCGTCTTTACACATACAACCTCTTCTACTGCCACTTGGAACAGCGTTTCCTAATGTTTCATTTGTTTTACTCATAACTTAATTTTTAGGAACACAATTAGGTACTAATACACCATTTTTATCTTTCATTCCAATTTGCTCATATCCTGCTTGACATGGGTCATTATCGTTTAAATCTATTTCTCCTAATTCTTTTAGCTTACCTCTTGACCAAGCTAAACCTGCTTTACCACCCCATAATAAGTAAGATATAGTTCCACAAGCTTTACTATCTCCAGCATCATAATATGTCTCTGCTCGACTTAAATATGAGTACATTCTTTTAATTGTTGATACACTTAATTTTTCTCCTCTTGCTAATTGTTGTGCTCTGACCTTTCCTACACTAGTTGCACATTTATTATTTACTTTTTTATTAAGTTCAATACCTCTTTTAGCGTTATTTCTAACGCCACTTCCGTAATCACTATAAGTAGCAAACTCATATTTATTATCTAGTATTGAATTAGCAATCTCTAATAGTATTTCTTTAGCTTCTTCTTCATTGTCTATTTCATTTATCCTACTCATAGCTATTTTATCAGTAAAATAACCTTCTATAGAGAATCCTTTTACTTTACCAGTTTTAACATAGTCATTCCATACCTCATCATTATTTACCTTCATAGAAACCATCCAAGTACCTACTGGTAGATTCATATCATACTTTCTTGATTTATCGTGTACTTCATCTTCTATAATCCAAGATTCAACTACAGATAATCCATGCAATTCAGCTTGATGTTCTAGTGTAGATTTGTTTTGATTACCTCTCATTAAAAACAGTTGAGATGCTTGTCTAACCGTATCTTCACTAAAGAATATATAATACTCATCTTCACCGTTTCTTCTATAGATGTTTTTGTTAGGAACTAAGGCAGCTCCCATTAATATCTTTTTATCTTTACTAACTTCAGCTAATTGTATTTCTTGTTGTTTAGATAGTGCAATAAAATTCTCTTCTATTGCAGGTTCATCAACTATAGATATAGCTTCTATTCCTGATAATAATTGTTCTTCGTCTATAAGTAGTTCTACTATTTTCATATTGAATTTATTTTAATAATTAACCGACTGATGCCGTATCTGTAATATTTCTTTCTAGTTCTTGAGCTGATGTTATATCTTTGCTTACAACAAACGCTTTTAACGGTTGCCCTGTTACACCTGCTAATGTAGTTGCTAATTGACTTACTCCACCTGCTCCTACAACATTAAAGTCAGGAGCTTCAACTGTGCTTGCACCTCCACCAGAAACAGAATCACTTGTCATACCAGCAACTTTAACTGATTGAATTGCTTTTACATTAGCAAGTCCTTGTGCTATAGCACTAGCTGCTGCAATAGCTGCCCTAATAGGTGAATCTGGGGTGGCAGTTAATTGGCTTTCATAAGCTTTTTGAGCTGCTGAATATGTAGATACTAAAGTTCCTGCTATTGCTAATGCTTTACCTGCACCTGTTGATTGACCTGCTATTTTACCTGCTGCTATTAATCCTTTACCTACATCATCTAAGAAATCAAGTTTAGCATCTCTTTCTAATTGTGCTATTTTATTTTTAGCTTCTTTTGTTTCTTCTGCCGCTTCTATATCTTTTTTATCATAAAAAGCATTTATCTCTAATCTAGCTTGTCTTTTAGCTATCTCATTACCCTCAAATGTATTAACTTCAGCTAAAGCTTGTATCCTTTCTAGTTCTGACTTCTCTAAAGCAGTTTCTTTATCTTTAACATCCTGAGCTTGATTTTTATTAAAAAACTCACTTCTTATTCTGCCTAAATCTTTTATATCTTTTATTTGTTTTTCAAAACCATCTCCTATATCTAATTCTTGATATTCTTTTGTTTCTTTATCTATTTTATTTCTTTCAGTACCAAGTTTGACATATTCTATATATAAATCTCTTTCTTCTTTCAATCTTTTAATTCTTTCATTAGCAGTTTCTCCAAACCCTAAGTAAGATTCTAAATTACCTTCTAAAGCATCTTTTTCATTTATTAAAGCTTGTAATCTACTTTTATCTATAATAGAATCGCTAGCAAATCGTGATTGACTTTGTGCTTTTGATTGTATTTTTTTGTTTATTATTTCTTGTTCAGCATCAATTTCAGCTTGTTTGTCTATTAAAGCTTGTTTTAATTGCTCTTCGCTTTTTATACCTTGTTCTTCTTGTATTTTTCTTAAATTTATTTCTTCTTGTAATATTTCTCCAGATATTTTTTCTATTTCATTTTGTGCAGCTCTTGATATTGCTAACTCTAAAATAGATTCTCTATATAAGTCATTTTGTTTTGTAGCAGCTTCAGTTTTATTTTTTACATCCTCTATGCTGACTTCTGCTTTTTCTAAATTACTTATATAATCAGGGTATTCATCATTAAGTTTTTTAACTGCTATAGCTTTTTCTTCTTCACTTTTAGTAGAATCTTCTAAAGTAGCTATATAAATTTCAAAACTTCCATTAACATCTAAAACGGTTTTAGATGCTTTGTCAAAAACCTTTGATAAATCTTGAATACTAAAAACAACCTCTTTTACAAATCTAAATATTTTATCAAGGTTTTGTATTAATAATTGACCACCTATTAAAAGTACAGCTTGTATAGATATAAGTTTTCTAAATGCAGCACCTAATCCTTCAGCACTATTTGCACTAGCTTGAAATAAACTGTACAACTGACCTAAGTTGTTTGCAATAGCACTAAATCCATAGTTAAGGTCAGATGCTGTACGACCAGCTTCCATTAATATAGCATTATGTAATCCTGCTGATGCTGTACTATTTTTAGTAGTTTTATTTACTTTGATTTGAGCATCGCTCAAACCTTCCATAGCTTTTGTTACATTCGCTACTGCAATATCAGCATCTTTAGCACCAACCTGTATTTGTATAAGTATTTTCTTAGTTGCCATGTCTTAATCTTTTTAGTTGTTCTTTCATTTGTTCAAAATCCTTTACTCCTGCATATTTACCTTTGGCAATCTCTACATTTTCTCCAGCTCCATACCATTGAGAAGCATTTAATAAATCAAGGACATATTTTATCATAACTATAATTTATTTAGTAATTCTAATTGACTTATTTCAGTTTTAAAGTTTGTGCTTATAGAATTAATCGTAAAAGTTCTATCTTGTATCACAAGCTCATCATTTAATCTATAATTAGCTAATATATCTGTTGGCAAGTAACCTTTTAACTTATATATTCTTTTCTTTTCTTCAAATATGCCATTAATATAATTAGCGTAGAATTTTTTAAACAATGAATTAGTTAAACCATTTGTACTATAATTTGTTAAATTCCATTCATCAATTTCATCATCAAAGTTAATTGTAAACGCTGGTGCTGCTGATATTGTACCATCTTCATTTGTATTTGATGGTCTGTAATATTGTATTATTTCTATAGGCGTTCCATCTGAAATCCATTTAATTCCTTTTCCTGAACTTAATCCTGTTTTTTGTATTGCATAAAACACAAGTGGTTTAGTTAATACTGAAGAATAGTTTCCTGTAGCTGGAGTTACATCTGTTTTAGATTCAAAATCTCCATCTGCTGAATAACCCCATAATATATCTGTTATGTATGGAGATGGTGATGTTATTGATGTATAAGGACTTGTTCCTGTTTGGTTAGCATCAATTATTCTTTCAAACTTCATGTGTTCAAAAGGAACTTTGACTTCATATTTAGTTCCTCTGTCAACAAATGTAGGTTTCACTTCTTCATTACCAAATATCTCATTAAACTGTTCTTGATGATTTACAGATAATAATGTAGATGGCTTTTCATATTGAAAGTTAATTTGATTATATTCAAAAGCTCTTTCTATGGTTAAATCCTTTGTGTCTATATGTTTTGTTATATCATAACTACCTTCAGAAGGATTGTTTACTGCATCTAAATAAAAGTTATCTAAAGTATCTACATATATTTTACCAAAGTCAGTGTCAGCTACATCATCAATATAATATGCTGTTAAATTAAACATCTTGAATAATC